GATAAATACATACGCACCACGTTAGCGCGGGCGGCTGGTGCTGTGCAATGGAGTGTTAAGGCAATCAAGTTTGAAAACTCAAAGTTACGAGCTATTCTTAACACCAGTATTGAATCTTACATCATCCAGGCGTACCTACTCGACAATTTCGATTCGAACGTCAAGAGTGATATCTGGTACTCTTCATCACACGGTTTGGGTGCTAGAGTCGGTAATTCCATACGGAGACTTAAAGACCTGAAGGAACACCACGCACTTATGTGGGACTTCTCGGACTTCAATGTCAACCACTCTTACCGGGGCATGTGCAAACTGTTCTTTAAGGTCCGCGATGTCCTATTAGAACGAGGCACTTCCAATCTCGCTCCCGATGTCGCTACAATGTGTCGTGAAGATATAATTGCTACGACTGATTGGATTGTGAATGCTAGAGATAGAACATACATTCATGACCATGATACTGACGTTATATTAAGAGCTGTCCGTTCCCTCCAATCTGGTGAAAGGGCAACTAGTTTCATAAATTCGATGAGGAACCATGTTGACTACTTGATTGTTCGAAAATGTGGAGAGCGCTTGCTCGGCCGGCCTATACTTTCACACCCCGGCGACGCACAAGGTGATGATGTTTTCCTTCCAACCGGTTCCTGCATGGAAGCAGTTCTCGCCTGTGCTCTGTATAATTTAACCGGGGCAGCAGGTCAGATTAGTAAAATTACTAATGAATATGCTGGTGTCTCGGGCGGCCGTGGTGAATTCCTAAGATATTCGTACGATGCCAAGGCTCAAGTTGTTGCAGGATACCCGCTCCGGGGCATGATGGGTATTATCGCGGGTGAATTCTTCGATGATCCGATACCTAAACCAATGGAAAGGGCCGCGACCTTCATAGAACAATTGGGCAAGTTATCTCGCCGAGGTTGGGTCCCACCACCCTCCTTCCTGGAAATGTTGATCCGACAGAACTGTCACTTATCTTACGTTGAGAATGGAGTTAAACACAAGGTGGTACCTGATCTAAGGCTGGTACAACTACCTAGCGTTCAAGGGGGAATTGGAATCACTCGCTTACCGTCAGGGAATATGACGCAGGAGATAATATCTAGCCTCAGTGGGACTGCATCATCCCTTAGAAGGCCTACAGAAACAACCGCTTCTTTTGGACCCATCCACGCCTTTTACATACCAAGTGGCGAAGGGAAAAGCGTCCTCGCCCGTTTGGTACCGTCCTTTGTCGATCACGACACACTTGCCGG